ATATCACCAGCATTAAGACCTGAATTAAATGTAACTGTGTTTACGCTAGTCTCAGAATAGTTTGTTCCATATACTTGTTTTGAACCGTTTACAAATACCGCTAAGTTATTAGTTCCAGGAGCATAATCAAAGTTAGTCAAAGTAAATACTGTCTGACCTTGAGTTGCTGTAAATACTTGCTCTTCAGTTGATTGAACTGCAGCCCCTGCAATATAGTTCATACCTGCCGCAGTAATACGCAATTGGACGTTATCACCCATGTTCCAATACAAAGCAGAAGTGCCTTCTTGTCCACGCTCAATGGTTAATATATCGCCTGAACGGGCGGTACATTTTACAATCTCAATGATTGGGCCGCTTAAACTGATTAAGCTAACATAGAAGTAGTCTCCACCAGTTGGATTTGGGAATAGACTTCCAGCATTTGCAGATACCTGCATTGTTGTTGCTGTATTGGTTATTCCAAAAGCCAAATAAGTGGCTGCGTTATTAGTATATAAAGGACGGCCCATATATTATCCTAGTGTATATGTGTCGACAGCATAGCCGTCAACTAATTGAATTGTGGATTGTACATAACTGTATTCGTCTGGAGCTTGAGGTCTAGAGACTGGTACAGACATATTATCTCGTACACCTTTTACATAATCTTGTGGCTGTCTTGCTTCCCAATCATAGCTACAAACGTATAAACCATCCCAACGGAGCTTTAATTGCGAAAACTTGTATTTGTGACCACAAGCATCACATATACCGTTATAGTCGCCATTCCGTAAGTAATCAGCGTGTCCCATTTTAAATCTCGTCTGGAGAATAAACTGGTATATCACCAACACAAGTATACGTATTGCCTTCATTGGTTGTGCAGGTCATAATTAGTCGATAGGTATTATCAGCGACACCGCCAATAACTCGTTGTGTTGCTTTGCCAAGGTTTAAATTGACACTTCCTGACAATATGGCAGAAGGGTTGGTATCTGTGCCTTGGGCTGTAATAGCCGTGCAGGTTCCAGATGATAATGTTTCAGTTGGCTGCAGAACTGGGTTAAAGTCAAAGCTAAATAGCTCTGATTCTGGAACTAATTTATACGAAAACTGGCTCATTTTGAGACCTTTTTATTACTTGTGTTTGCAAGGACGTTCCGTTGCTTATACAAGTCAACGAGACGCTCTTTAAATTGTACTACGCTCAACCGTTCTTTATAAAGCTCTGTTACCCTGTCTCGGAAGTCCACCGTAAAGGTATAGCGAATTACTGCCCCTAATTTGGGGAAAAATTCACGGACCAATGTTGCTATTGTAGCCGAAATAACGGCCAAAGTAACAGATATTTGTTTAAATAGTGATGCTGTAGTGGTGGATGTGACCGCAAATAACTTGTTGATTAATTTGTTAACTCTTGCGGTAGTTGTGGATGTAACGGATAGGATTACACCCAATATAAATTTACGAACTATGGTTGCTGTAGTTGTAGATACATAACTTAGGGTTTTCCCTATGTATCGAATAAATGTAGCGGTTGATGTACTGACCACAGAAAGCGTCTTTAAAGACTTTTTAATGATAGATGCTGTGGTAGCAGATACCACGGTCAGTTTTGCCGTTATAGAGCGAATTATGGACGCTGTAGACGATGAAATGACAGATAGTGTCTTGGCTATAGCTCTAACAAAGGATGCTGTAGTCGTAGATGTAACTGACAAGAATTTATTAGCTGACTTAATTAAAGTTGCAGTGCTTGTGCTAACTACACTCTTAATTAAATTAACTGTTCTGACAAACGATGCTGTTGTGGTGGAAGTTGCCGATTTAGTGACTGCAATAGCCTTTTTAATGCTTATTACCGTAGCCTCTGTGACCGACAAAAGGATAAGGTGAAAGGCACTTTCTGTAATTACTGCTACAGACATCTCACTAACAAGGGTTAAAAATTTACCTATAGCCCTTTTAAAACTAGCTGTAGTCGTAGATGTGACCGCTAATAGTTTGTTGGGTAATTTGACTATTGTTGCTGTAGATGCAACGATTGTTGCCGTAATGGTCTTTGCTATTGCCCTGACAAATGATGCTGTCGAGGTAGCCGATGCGGATAATGCTTTAAGTATACTGGCTATTCTAGAGATGGTGCTAGTGCTCGTAGATGTTACAGATAATGTAGGAGTAAGAGTTATCGTATCCTGGTCATCAATTGCAACTCTATTTACACTAGACCCATTTATTGCCATTTTTAACTAAATTGAACCTTCACAGTAAATTGTATACTGTCACCACTGTTTAACGCAATACCTGTAAAGTCACCCTTTACAAACAAGTTACCAGATGACACAGCATCAAACGTACCAGCATTGGTAATGGTTTGTGATGTTCCAGAGGTTAATGTTCCTACAACTTGAAATGTATCATTAGTTGTAGAAGTTGTTTGTTGAGATGCTGTACCAGTAGTACGAGTCGCAGGAGAGCTAGATTCAGTAAATAAAGTCGTGTCAGTTGCCGCAGTAGTACCAGCACCAGTTCCCCATGCTACATAAAGGGGTGTGGTTCCAGCACCGTTAATACGGTTAGTAACAACGGCTTTTCCTGTGTTAACCAATAAGGTTGCCATATTTGTTTCCTTTTGATAAATTTTGAACTGCTGGAATTACTTGAAGATTGCTCCAAACATGAAGACCGCATACATTCTTTCCTTGAAGGGGAATAATGTGGTCAATATGCCATTTAAATCCAGTTATTGCTTCTCTTAACTTAGCCAAATTGGTTGCTTCTTCCGTTACAAATTCTGTAAGTTCAAAATTCCATTTAGGCGTTGCATTCATCTTTTTGTACTTGTATTTTAGTACCTTAGCAAGGCATTTGTCCTTGTTTTTAGATGACCAATTAGAAATAACCTTTCTGATTTTTTCATAATTCTTTTCTCTATATTCTTTTGAATATTTTTTATGCAAGTCCCTGTTTTCGGGTTTAGCCTTATATTCTTTGTCATAAGTATTCTCTAAATAACGAGCTTTTCTTTTAACATTAGTACAATGCTTACAAGCAGTTTTATATCCACTTGAAGTAGATGCGTCCTTATGAAACTCAGATAAGAGCTTTATGGACTTACAGATAGAGCAGTGCTTTACCTGTGTAGCCATTTTTTAATTCTCCAAATAATTCGTTTGATTGGGTTTTTATGCCAGTAATCAATAACGCCCAATTCTTCTACGGTTCCGTCTGCACGGGTAACTGTAGCAATAAATTGGATTTCTTTAGCGTTGCTGATTGCGTGTTGCATAATTAATCTTTGATAATTTCTAAAACAATTACAAATGATGTATTTAAGGTAGTTGTTGCACCACCCAAAGTTGTCAAAGTAATATTGCCATTAGGTGTTGTTGCGTTATCAGTAATACCACCAAATGAAGCAGCTTTAATTTCACCACGACCAGTACATTCCCACAATAGTTGAGGGGTAGCACCATCCCAGTTTAAAGTAGCTTGAATTCCATCTTGAATGTCAAAATTAATACGTTTGATACGGACTGTTTTTGCTAATGTTCCTTGTGCATCAATTGGACTTAATGTACTTGGGTCAAGAACTGTGTAAGCGGTAATATCTGTACCATTAACATATCCTGCAATCTTTAATGTGGCATTTCTATAGCCATCATTAAGGATTTGAAATGGAAGAATGTGAGTACCCATAATTAATAACCGCCTTTAGGCTTCTTTGCTTTAGTTGATTGCATTGGGTTCTTAACTTTGTCTTTAGTCGGCTTTTGAACTGGAGCTTTTACGCCCATTCCAATAGACTGACCTTCACGTAATTTTTTATTAGGCATAATTTTTTCCTTTAAGTTAGAGAAAAAACCCCCTAGAGACCTTTTGGGAAACTAGGGGGAATCGCTCACGTGCGAGTTAATTAAACTCCAGGTGTGCCCCACAATGCACGTGGGTCGCCCCAACCGAAGGCATAACGCTCATACGATTTAGCCTTAGCATTCATCGTATCAAAGTCATTGTCTTGGTCAAACGTGATTGCTTGACGCTCTTGGTGAATCATACCTGTATTCATAGGTACGTTAGCACGAATAAAGAATGCTTTAGTACTTGTGAGGTAATGGTTCATCTTGATACCTTCAGGCAATGCGTTAGTAGCGTGTAATACGTTTACAGCGTTACTTACAGTACCAGGAGGGTTAGCACCAGTGTTGTATGAATATACAGACTTGAGAATGCGATTAGCTTCAAACCAGTTGCTTGGGTGAACGATGATAGAACGTGGCATCAAGTTGATGCGTAGTCCACGGTCGTTCAACGCTAACATCTGTTGAATAATCAAGTTCTCAATAGCGGCTTCAGACAAGTTAGCTGCAGTAGTTAACAAGTTGCTGAATGTACCACCAGAGGTGTTAGGGTGTGAAGCGTTCAACAGTGATACACCGTCGCCACCAGCATAGCTGTTAGAGAAAGCGTTGTTGTATACGTTAGCAGCAACGTTCTCTTTGGTTTGACGCATAGAGAAAGCGTTAGCAGCAGCACGACGCTTGGAAACAACTTCATAGAGGTTGTCAGCAAGTTCTTCTTGGGTAACGATGTAGCCCAAGCCGTATGCAACGTTAGTTAAACGAGTTACAAAACCTTGAGTCTCGGAGTCATAAACAACGCCTTGACCTTGTGGTTTTTGTGGAGCAAGACCAAAGCCAGTAGCTTGGACGTACTCTTCGTAGTTTTTGTCAGATGTGGTTGTATCGAACAAGTCTGTGTATTCGATAGGATGTTCATTGTATGAACGACCCCACCAAGCCTTAATACCAGGCCACAGTGCTTTTGGAAACGAACCAGTTGTAATAATACCAGCCATTATTTATTCTCCTAATTAAATGCCAGCAGATGGACGTAACAACTCTGCATTGTTGAACAATACAAAGAAACGTACATAAGGCCCCAAGATGTTACCTGGGATTGGTTCAATTCCAACAATCTTCAATACTGCAGTAGAAGATGTGGTGGTACCTGTTAATACAGTTGCAGATTGCTGATTTGAAATAGAAGGAGCAGCTACAGTGTAGGATGCGTTCTTGTTCATGTCAGTTGTTGCAAATGTAGTGCTGTCACCCTGGATGCAATAGACTTGGTCTGGGTCATCGTTGACTAGCAAGTAGTAGGCTTGTGACTTAGAAGCAGGAACGCTAGTAGTCGTCAAGTCAAGGTTTGTACCCTGAATAGAAGGGTTGTTAGGGTTAGCAATCAATACGCCAGTTACAACACCACGAGGTGTTTGACCAGACGCACATTTTGCAATTGCAGGGGTACCATTAGCATCACCGCCATCAACTGTGTAAACTGTGTCACCGATGTAATACGCAGAGGTATCTGTCGATGGAATGTAGTAAACACGTTGTTGCTGGTTGTTAACGCCACTTGTACCATAAATCACGGCTGAAAAGCCGAATGGTGCGTTTAAATTCGCCATTATGATAAAGCTCCAATTAAATTAAGTTTAGTTCCGCTTAATCGAGATGCCAGCGTTATAACGCCCATCTTGACCAACGGCTCCATTAATATTTCCACTAGCAATTGCGTCTTCTACCATCTTGTTTTGAGCTTCAATGCTGGCCATATCTTCCTCATGCCATTCATTTTTAATCTTCATCAAGTATGCGTATAAAATATCGCCTTGCTGTGTAGTTCCTACCTTTTGTTTGATTTTGTCACTCATGTCGACGTTTGAAGGCGTTACGCCATTCTCTAACTCTGTCTCACCTCTTGTAACAAACTCATATCCGCTATCTAGTGCTGATTCTACGTTCCCATCGTCATTCATCCAACAAAGGTGATGACCAGGAATTTCAAACTTTACAGCCAAAGTCAGTCTTGGAACACCAAT